CATGTCAGTAATTGCCGCGTTCGCCAGCTTCAGTTCTCTGGCATTTTTGTCGCGCTGGGCTTTGTAGGTAATGGCGTTATCACGGTAATGATTAACAGCCCATGACAGGCAGACGATGATGCAGATAACCAGAGCGGAGATAATCGCGGTTACTCTGTTCATTGCTGACCCCACAAACAGATTTCACGCTCAATCTCACGACGAGTCATGAGACCTTTCCATTGCTTACCGCCAGCATATGTCCAGCGACGTAGCTGATCACATGCGCCTTTGATATCGCCCTGGTTTATTTTGCGAAGAAGCGTCGATGTTCTGAAATTGCCAGCACCCACGTTGTAAACGAATGAGTAAAGAGCGCCGCGCGTTGTTTCCGGTATATCGACTTTGATGTACGGGTTAATTTGTCTGGCGACAGTGGCAAGGTCTTTATTCAAGAGTGTTTTGCATTCTGCTTTGGTATACGTTTTACCGAGCATGATGTCTTTTCCTGTATGCCCGTGACATACAGTCCATACACCAACAATATCTTTGTATGGTATGTAGCTGACACCTTCCAGACCATCGTTACCACTTGGGCCAGTGATTAACACTGATGCTATAGCAATTGCTCCGCCACCAATAGCAGCAGCAACGACTTTTCGTAATGATGGAGGCATTATTCACCTCTCGCAGCCTTGCGCTTATCTTCTTTAATCTTGAAATAAAGGTTTGTCAGGTACGTCAGCAGGCCAAATACCAGACTACCCAGCACACCGATTGCAGCCCACTGTGACGGAGTTACTCTATCGAGCAACTGTAAAAACCAGTAGCCAGCACTGCCTGCGGAGGTGCCGTAGGCAATGCCTGTTGAAATTTTGTCCATGGATTTCATAGCCTCACCTCCGCACGGAACGGATGGCATAGTTATTATGTGTAGGCTTTCAGACACATCAATCAGAGCCTTAATTGATATATATGCTGGAGACGATGCAATATAAAAAGCTCGCCGTAGCGAGCTAATAAAATGTATTTCTCTGATATTATGTTTATTTGTATTAGCTCAGACTTGACATCACAGGTTTCGTATATAGAACATCATCAAATCTGTCAGTTTGCTATGAATGAGATATAGTAATTGAAGAGCTAACCTCGCATGTCAAAGCCAGATTTCTGAAAATCTCTGTAGACTTCCGGATTGTTGAAGGCCGGAAATTTGGCTTTATGAGCTGCGGACTTTATCGCTTCGCAATAGGCTTTATCACCGTTACTGGTAGATATTTTTAACGCCGTGCCATCCTGAGAGAATTCCATATGCAACCTGCATTTTTTCCCTTTCCAGTTATGCGGCTCATCAAGTTTGGCATTAATTGCAGCTCTGATTCCCCGCGCTTGCGCCCCCCATTCATCCTGATCATCCCAGCGTCCTGAACTGCAACTACCTGTAGCAGTAGTTTTGTGGCAATCTGAAGGGTGTAAAGGTGTGCATCCCGCAACAAAACCGACCCAAAAAGTCAACATAACGATTTTCTTTAATCCCACTTCTTGCTCCTCAATCCATTAAAATCTCAGCAATAGTAGTTGTTACGTCCGCCACTGGCTCAGAGCTGACTATCCGCTAAATTTAGCTCAGTGCCGTAGCTGTGTCAGAACAAACCTAAGCCGAAACCGTTTATTACAAAACAATAAATATCAGGGTTTAAAATCCAGCACCCCATTTTGAAATACTTTATATACTTCCGGCGAAGGGGGGGCAGGTATATCAGCATTCTTTATCGCATTCATCGCTTCACGACATAAATCGAGGTCTCCACTTTCTCTTTTAACCTCCAGTAGAAGGCCATTCGGGGCCATATGCATTCTCAGTGTACACTCTTTTCCTGAATACTTACTCGCATCCCCGAACTGTTTTTCGATGGCGCTCTTGATTTGATGGGCATACAGACGGATATCCTCACTAACATCAGAAGTACGTTCAGATGAACTCACATACTGTGTCTCTATTGCTTTATCGGAGTAATATGATGTACGGTCATGATAATTTGTCGATACAGCATCAGTGCACCCGATAATAATCCCACTAATAATCAACGTAAGAATTGATGCGCTACGAAAACCCATTTTTCCTCACATATGTCATATAGTAAAGGATTATATATACCGTTGTTTTGGACGCTCAAACAGCGAATCAGATCAAATAAAACGCACATTTGTTAACATTTACACAAAGTCTGCGTGGGATATTCTGAAAGAATATCCATAATGTGGAGAGAATCTATTGAAGTGCATGGTGCCGGGTGCCTCCCGGTGAACAAAATGTTCGTGATACCTGTCGGCGACAGAAAAGGTTAATGGTATCACCCCACCGCACAGGGGGATTCACCATGCAGGAGTTTTCTTAGCAAACTCACTGCGCGCCCGGCAACTCCCAACCACATAAAATGCGGAGTTTGTGGCATTTATGCATATAACTCGCAGGAATTATCTTAAAAAACTGATGTCGATCCGGATTAAAAAGAAGCAGGTCATCATCAGATGACTGGAAAAAAGGAAAACAAAAAATACTCATCATACAGTTTTGATTGCAGGGATGAGCCTGCTATGCACAATATGCAGAATATAAGCAAGATAAAAATATGCAGGCATATTATTTCGGATCTTGTTATTAACACAACCTTTTTAATAATCATTTGGCATACAATAAACCAGCCCAAAAAGAACCGCCTAAACAGGCGGTTGGTCAATACAAAGGATGCTTCGTCTTTATTATAGTAATCTGAGGCGTCGGGTGTCTTGTATCAGACAACATATTGTCCCGCTAAACAGCGAATTACAAACCACCCTGCAATGATCTCTCATCTCATTTTATATGAGTTGACGACATCAGGATAACGCATCATCAGCCCCTGCCAAGAAATATCAAAACTCCCGCCAGCAATGTGTTATCACAATATTGTAAAAAAAACACAGCACCGAAACTATAACTGGTCTCTGTTATAATTTGGAGCAGAAAGACCAGTTGCCCAACTAGCAGCATTCTCCCCTGCTTTCCTGACGTAAAAAAACCGCATTAAGCGGTTTTTTTACGATGTCCATGTCTGCAATCCGCCTCGCGATACAGCTTTGCGAAGCATAGCAAAATTGAAGCAGTTTATACGTAAGAAATCAAGCCATTTTCTCAGCAAATGATTCACGCATGGGAATATATAGGGCATACTCAGCAACAGCTAACCAATTAGCAATCCGTTTTTCGCATGTGCTAAAACACCACTCTGGGTGTGCATCATTTAGCAATTCAGCCATTTTGCGCTTAGTCATCCCCCGCCCTTCATAGCGTTGCCGGAGAATGCAAATCAATCCTGGATGCTCTGCCAGCACCTCACTTATGACTCGATCAATACATAACGCCTCTGCATCAGTACAATGCGCCAGCCAGCTCTTTTGCTTGCCGTTGATCATCTCTCGCAAAAACGCTTCCAGCTCAGCTTTCTCTATTCCCGCTTTTTTCATTCTGCGCAGGGCTTCATTAATGGCTGTTTTCGTCAGTTTTTTGGATGCCAACAACTGATTGAACATATTCCCTGACCTGCCACCGCCAATATACGACCAGCGCCCCCACATACGTAGTTTTCCCTGAATCCAGACACTTTCCAGCGTGGTGAGGCGAAGGTGTTCTCCGCTTTTTCCTGTATTCGTTGGGTAAATCATAAATGACCTTTCTTTCTCCAGATTTCTTGTGTGCGAAAAACCCCTTCAGCATGCATCAGGCGCAATTCTTCTTTGGTGTAATCGCTGGTTTTTACCCGCCCGTCGATTAGATCGTGGCATGAGCTACAGGCTATCGCCGCCTGCATATCATGTGGTTTTGTCGCTGTTCCGCACGTCCCCGCCAGCCTGTAATGCGCCAGCACAGAGGTTTCGGGATTGTGATTGCAGTAGCCAGGGATTCTGATCTGGCACATCTGGCCTTTAGCCGCTTTACGTAAATTCACCATTACGCAAACTCCAGTAGTTGTGCGGCCACATTTTCAACTTCCTCCTGAGAGGAGAATTTACGGAACAGAATCCAGTTCCACAGCACATTCAGTACAGATTTATAAACCTGCTGAAACTCGACTTCGTCCATATTCGCAAAAGCGATGGATTTTGCCCGACGCCCACGGCTACCGTCCGGATAAATATGCTCGGTGTAAAATCCGGCCTGAATGGTTACCCACTCGCGGAAAGCCTCAAACGACTTTAGCAACGCCGTATCCCGGGTTCTACGAGTCGCAACGGTGTTAAGGTATTGCTCTGCGGCATCACTCAGGGCTGGCGTGTGTTCCCGACCAACTGATTCGCACAGGTAATCAACGAAACCAGACAGCAGTTCTCGTTCGCGAGGCGTGATCGCCCCACCGACCGGAGTCCAGTAATCGAATCCCAGTTGCAGGAGTTTGAAAAAACGCTTGTGGAATGCGTAGTTACGCACACGCTTAAAGTCTGCGTGTATCCACTCACCTATTTTGATTTGATGCAGAAAATCGCAACTCTCCGGCGTCGCCGGGAGAAGTAAACCAGAAGAGGTTTGTTTGACCAGTTGTATATGCGCCATTTCTCAATCTCTCGATGGCGCAGCGCAGCAGATGCCAGTTGTTCAGGCTGACGAATAAAGTATAAATAAACTGGCTATGGTGTAAAGCCCCACATAGCATGAACAAACACTACATATCAAATAGCTGGTACAAGGATAGAAATACGACACTTATTATTAAAAACGATTAGATAAATTACATTTTAATGTTATGCAAAAGTTCTTTTTTATCATAACATTTCAATAAAAGCATTACAGATGCAATCATCCCGTCATCATCAATTATTTAAGGTGGTTAAACATGGAAAATAACAAGTTCGCACATCTCGCTCCTTTTTTATCCGTAATCCTTTTCGCTTGTTGTTTTATATGGGCATTATTTTTATAAAGTAGCCACATGATAAGTTGCTGGAATCATATTTCCCACTCAAGTCATTAACATTTGATAAGATATATCTAAAAGGACGCCTTTACATTATTTATGCGTATATAATTTATTTATATACACAGTAAAGGTATCCTGGGAAAATATTTATCGTTAAAAAATACATCATAAATAATTAAGCTGAAATTTCAGAACACAACTAATACACACAATAAGGTTCAGTAACAGTAATCTATGTGGACTACATCGAGATTTTTTGATTAAACTTTAATAACTTATTCCTAACACACAGAATGCATAAACTAAAAGTAAAACAAATAGTTATACGAAAAACAACCATATTTATTCTATCTTCTCCTCTAATCAACATATCAATTATGTGTTTCATAACAGCTTGACATAACCCTCCAAAAGATGCATTTTTAATGCATGTTTTGGAGGAGGTGGTTATGACACACAAGAGAATTCCTAAAGATTGGGTAATCAAACGCTCAACTCCGTTCTTCACAAAAGAGAACGTACCTTCAGCGTTATTAACACATCATAATACAGCAGCAGGTGTTTTTGGGCAGTTGTGCGTAATGGAAGGCACTGTAACATATTATGGTTTTACTGATGAGAATGCTACTGAACCGGAGATAAAAGTAGTCATTAATGCTGGCGCTTTTGCAACAAGCCCACCACAATACTGGCACCGTGTTGAACTAAGCGATGATGCTCAGTTTAATATTAACTTTTGGGTCGCTCCAGACTTTTCGGGCGAAAAAGTCTATAGCACCAAAAAATAGATGATCATATTAAAAATGCTTTAACAGTCAGACCCGGCAGGGCTATCCCCGACGGGTCTCATTTTTGTAAATATATTGGTTCTACATTGACAGGAGACTTCAACCATAAGAAGTAATCTGAATACTTGAGCAATAAATTTACTTAAGATTAATGAGCGCACCTTGCCGGACAAAGATAAACCAAGGTAACACCTTTTTTCTAGCCAGTATGTAATCAATCAGAAAGCCGCTCCATAAGAACAACAGCAAGACAATAAATTGCCATTACAGCCGCAATAGCCAGCGCACATTTGAGAACCAGCACGACAACCCCCTGTATTAGACGCACACCAGTCCTGATAAATATGAGGCTGTCTCGTCAGTGATTCAATACAACTATTGGGTATAGTTTCTGTGATTTTATTCTGTAGAAATGGAACACAACAACCAGTCACCACCAGCACTTCCTTAAATGCTCTAAGTCAGAAACAAGCCAACATTTTAGTCCGCTTTGAGCGATCTGCAGACATTGCTAGCAGCCTTCTGTGTGAATTCTCAGGGAGCAGGTCGGCATAGCATCACGTTGAGGCTCTTACCCTACTTGTTCACACCAACCCTAACTCCACAGACTGATTCATAAATTAGTAATCTGCGTGTTTCGCACTTTTCAGAAATGCTTTCATATTTTCATTAGGTCGCTCAATTTCGAAGTTACTTCCATATAACTCTTGTAATTTTGGCCATAACTTACTTAATAACCCTCTCCTGCGATAAAATGGATGTATCCAAACGGTAGATAGGTACGGAGAATTTGCATTTGAATTGTTTATTGTGACCAGCCCAACTAAACATTGTCGATAACCACTATTATCCATTGATTGTATTTCTTCGACGAATGGATACGCGATTACATCAGTCCAACCATGATCGGTTGTATCCCATTGCATTCCGTCATGACATTCCTTCGACTGATAGCGGCGTAAAGCTACACACGCGAGCTTTTGCCAATCTGGAGAATTAATTGTGATCTCTTCATCGTATGACGCGCCTATTGGAGCGGGTATTGGTCTGATTAATCCAGCATGGCATTCATCATAGAACTTCATGTTTCCCTCAGAAACGTTGTGTACGTTGGGTTGCTCCATGTGTGCGCCATTCAAAAATAGCTCTGATAGTAGTGTATCTACACTGTAATCTTTATTGATTATTGTCGGCTTAGAGTTTTTCTTATTAAGGCCGCGAGTAACGATTTTTTGATCAATGTTAACAACATGGAATAATCCGTCGGGGAGGCTAGCGAACCACGATGGGGCATCGGACCAGAATAGCATGCCTTTTGTACTTCTTAAGAGTTTAATTAAGTTAATACAAGCTTCTTCACTAGTCTTGCCGTTGATGCGAAGTATGTTAGGACTAAAGTAATATTCATCCATATCAGGGAATGCAGCTTCGCAAAACTCCTGTACATAATTTAGCACCTGGATTCTACAGAGATCATCATAGCTGGTAATAACTAAGGGGGTATCTTCATTACTATTATGATTATCAATAATGCAATCTATAGCGAGACTTACTGCTTTGCGTATCACTTCAGTTGAATCTAACGACTCTAAAAATTTTGTCTTTCGTGTGCGAATATCCATGTATGACCTGCGCTATTAAAATTCATGAATGAACGGTTTGTCATCTGGTTGCAAAATGGTGGTTTTATTCGTTGCTACATTTAAACTGTTGTAGAGCATAATTGCCAGGTTCGATGCATTTTCAATCAGCGTTTCAAGATCCTGGTCTGTAATCACTACGAGGTTCCCTTCTTTATCCTTTCCACCACGATGCACTAAGTGATTTCGATTGAGGGTTGCCAATTCAATAGCTTCTATCGGACAGTCTTTTTGTACTTTTATATCGAATGTAGCTTCATAGCGGTCGATTACCTTTTTAGTGCTATGCCAGCTTGCACTGATCAAGTGTTCCTTGATTGACCTGATTAGCTCTCCCCTAATTTTCTCGATGGGTTCACCCTTGAAAGGCAACGCAGCAATATCTTTGCTTACTTTAAATTCAGTCTTACCTTTTTCTATACAATTGGCTATGTAGACATCATCTTTCTCTATAGAATTAATGAATAGCTCAACATAAAGCGTTTCCAAAGCTGTAATAACATTCGTGTAGAGCAAACTAAGCAAGTGGTTTTTTTGCTGTTGTTCAGTTTTATCTTTTGCAAGTTTTTTTATTTTATCGATATTATCAATGAATTTTAAATACGGATTACCGGAAGACGTTACAGCGTCGTAGATATCATCATCGTACCAATCATCTATATTATTTGAGTTTCCAGACCAGTCAAAACATTGTGTTTGTAATTCATCTACTAATTCCTCAATATACTCAGATTTAACATATTGACCGAAGATGGATTGTAGTTCTTCGCTCGCATCATACGGCCCGCCATATATGTAAGCATAGCCACCTTCTCTACTTTCATACGGACAAGCATTTGCCGGATCTTCAAAGTTTTCAAAGAACCAGTTTTTCATTACTTCGAGTTGATCTTTTTTGCTTATGTATTTTAAAGATTTTAGTGGAACTTTCTTTCCATTAACCTCGAAAACAATTTTCACGATGTAACGCTCCCTTGTATCAATTGCGCAACTATTATACCACAGCGAAATACAGGGCATAACCTGCCTCCTTAAACTAACATACCATGAGCCAGCAATGTCCGCTATTGGCACAAAGCGGACAACCACGCTAGCTCTCCCCTGTGCCAGAAAAATGTCAATTTACATATGAACTAATGCTCTTTGATCTAGTAACGTCTATAAATACCGAAGATTTCCTTGATAAAATGCCAGTACACGTTTCATAACTTCACTCTTCCGGCACTCGCGACAGATTATGTTCTGACGCCTGTCATAGCGGCGTATTTCTCCGTCTGGTAATGACCAGATAAGGTCAGGATCAACCACAACCGTTTTTTTCACCTTTGCCCTGGATAGTTTTTTGCGGGCGTTTTTCCAATCCTTACGAGCCTGTTCAGACGGGAATAACCCATAGCCAGAGTTGTATACATCGCCACTGGCAACCAACTCTCTGGCAAGAATGCTCATCAGATATCTTGTCGCACCTGTCTTGGCCTCCAGTTGCCTTAACGTCTCGCGCCCACTCTGGCGTACCAACTCAACAACCTGCTCCTTAATTTTTTCACGCTCTTCCTGTGTAAAAACTTTTGCCATAAGCGCCTCCGGCAATCACTTTTCCGACACAATACGACTGGAGGAATCGACAATCTGTCGGACAATATCCCGGTGCTTGTTCAGCTCCCGCAGCGCGGCGCAGACTCGCTCCCACTTCTGGACATGATTTTTCGCCCGACGCAGTTCGCGGTTTGCCATATGCAGCGATGGTAAAACTAGGTCATCCGCTTGCGTTTCAGTAAACGATGGCAGCGACTGCACAATGTCCGCCACAGTTTCTGTTTTAATATCTTCCTGTGTTGCCGCTTCCTGTACTGGTAACGCAACACCGGCTGGCTGAGGAAAGGCTTTACCATCAGTTTCCGCTACCGATGCAGCTTTCGGCTCTGCTGGTAAATTATCGCCCGGCATGCAGTAACGAAATTTACTGTTCTGGTTTACGCGAATCAGGCGTCCTTTGCTGATTGCCATTGCCAGCGTTGAAGCAACTTTGCGGGATGTTGTACCGAACAGCGTAGCCAGTTCATCCGCCGTTTGTGGTCCGCGTTGTTCAATCGTCGCGGTTAAATCGCACTCTGAGATTTTCACTACAGTTGCCGTGGTGGTTTCTTCCGGCAGTTCTGCCTGCATTGGCTGTTCCTGCTGAACGTTGTTATCAGCCACACGCCAGGTGTACGCGCTTTTATCAACGAAACCAGCTTTTTTCAGTTCCCATAGTTCGTTCAGCACTTCTTCACGACTGATATCAAGTCGCGCAGCAAGTTCTATGGATGTGGCTTTTCCCATTGCTTTCAGTGCGTCAAAAACAGTCTCCATAAAAATTTCCTCCCGGTAAAAATTACTTCTCAATTCCTGGCTGGACGACATTCGGACGCCAGCTCTCCCAGTTAAAATTCACCCATCGCCCGCCGTTCATGGTCATGCGATCCATAATCCGCTCGCCGAGCAATGTTTTCATGGCCTCATAGTTCAGGTTTGTCAGCATCCCCACGC